TTGTAGCTGTCTTTGTGAAAGCATCTTATTGAAATCGTAAGCATCTTTATTTAGATTAAATGCTTTTTTTGCCATTTTGCTTTGGTTATAAGCACTCCATAATGCGCCACCAGTTCCTAAAGCTGTAAGCCAGTTAGGTGTGCCACCTGCGTCGCCACCACCAAGCCAACTTAAAAAGCCACCACCATTTTTGCCAGCCCCTTGTGCTATATTGCTTCCACCCCAGTCAAAAAATCCTGCCATTTTATGCTCCTTATAATCCTGCTAATTTCAAAAGCTCTGCGCCATATTCCACATCGCTCACATTTTCGCCCTTTTTGGCTCTATCAAAAGCTGATAGCTCACTGCTTGCATTTGAGCCGCTTAAAATTTCGTCTGGCTTCTCTTTGCTTTTTGCTACATTGATCATCCCCATTGCTACTGCTTTCCAACCTACGTAGTTTTCGCCTAGTAGATCACTCATGCCGTGAGCTTTTGCAAACTCTGCTAGATCATCAGGGCGTATTGTTGGATAGTCCTTTTTAAACTCTGCTAGATTTTTGTCAAAGACTGCTTGGCGTCTAGCTTCCTCTGCTTGTGCTGCTTGTGCTTGCGTAATTTGATCCATTTGAGCTTTTAGCGCGTCAAGATTTCCAAGCCCTAAGCTATCAAGCAAGGCTTGTTTTTCAGGTTCAAGTTGTGGTTTTGCCCCTTGTGCTGATTGCTCTTTTGCTGCTAGCGCCTCAGTTAGTGCTTGCTTGATCGCTTCAATATTTAGCTCCTCTTTCTTTGGCTCTTCTGACACTGCCACTGGCTCAGTCTTTGCTTCCTCTGCTGGCTGTTCTGCCACTTCGTTTGTTTCAGGCTCTGCCTGCTCATTTCCATTTACTATGGCTGTTAGCTCATTTAGTGCTTCTTGCTCTGTCATTTATTACTCCTCTTTGTAATTTTCAAAAAAACTTAAAAGGCTTTCGAGAGTTTTTGTATTCTCAACCGCCCTTAACCTCATTTCATCGCTGTTTTTATCATTTTGGCTAGCGGTAACACTTGCCGCATAAAGCCCCAATAGATATTCTGAAAAATCCCTAAACGCTTGGCATTGCGTCAGCTGGTAAAGCTCCTGCTTCTGCGATAGGCTCTGCCACGCTTGGCAAAATAGCCTGTGGCTTAAGTTGTTTAGCAAGCTCACTCTCCTTTCCGATAAAATTCTCTGGGTCTTTTATTCCATATAGTGGTAGAAGCTCTAATAAGATTTTCTCGTTTGCTTCTTTCATTCTATTTGCACCCTCGCCGTCTTGAAGTTGCAAGCACATGCCAAATTGCGCCGCTATTACTTGGCTAGCATCCATTAGGCTTTTCTTTTGCACCTCTTTGTTTAGCGCTCCTATACCAGTGTTTAGATTGATATTAAAACTTGGCACTTCGCCGCGGTTAAAGCCTGCAAAAAACAATGGATCGCCGTATTTCCAAACGAGAAAAGCAAGACGTTCAAATATAGGCTCAAAAAAGGTCTCATTGTAGGTTCTTATGTAGCCTTGAAGCCTGACACTTCCCTCATTTGCCATAATTGACGCCATTGTTGCTGTCTCTTGCCTAGTTGCAGGCGCTCCATTTTGTTGAGGGCTAACGCCGCTTACCTCGCTCATCTCTTGCTCGATAACTTGTATTGTTGCCATTGAAGCGTTGATGTCGCCAGGTGGCACGATCTTGATGTCAGCTGGGCTATCGGTGAATATTGCACCGCTTGGACGTTCTAAATCAGCTCTTGATATGCTAGCGCTACGGTTAAAGATGATTTTTGGCATTGCTTGGTTTCTTGTCACGTCTGTGATTGAGTTTCTGATAGCGTTTAGCTCATCTTGTAATGGCAAAAGTGAAGCAAGCGCAGGCTCCCCATAAGCACAAACAAAAGTTTGGTCTATATTTCTTCTTGTTTGCGGTAGCATATAGCCAAAAACAAATGGCTGTCCGTCTTTTAGCTCTACTTTATCTCTTAGCAACTCGCTATTGTAAAGCGTGCTAACACTCCATTTATCATCGTTTAGCTCATAAATTTCATTTAGGCAAATTCTCTCATAAGGTCTATTCTCACTTAGGTCGATTTGTTTAAAAGTTTTATTTTTTATTAGCCTTTTGATGTCGTTTGTCGTGAGGTAAATTCTATGCACAATATAGCGGATGTCGTCCGTGTTTTTTGCATCAGGGTCAAAATAGATGTCATTTATATCTACTTCCTCTATCTTTGCCTCGTCTTTAGCCCAAAACACTTTTACCACCGAGCTTGCCGAAAAGGCAGATTTTAGAAAAATCGGTGCAAAAACTTTATATAAATTGATCTTGTCGCAATAGAAATTTAACGCCTCTTGCCACTTGTCGATCACATCATGCGTTGAGTTTATATATGGCTCTAGCTTGGCAAATGTGTCATTGTTAAAGTATGTTTCGGTTAAGCCGTCATATATTCTTTTCGCCTTTGAATTTAGTTTTGGTATGTAGTTTTTGCTTTTGTTTCGCTCTTTTAGGCTGTGATACTGCTCACTTTCCAGCAAGAGCAAATACGCATCATTTAGCTTGTCAAAAAATGGTTTGTACTCCGCATAGCCATTGTATGCTGTTTGCACTAGCTCCTCGAGATAGCTTATTCTTTCATCGTTCGTCATTTTCGTGTCCTACTCTGTAAATTGTGCTTCTGCTGACATTTGTTAGCTCTTTCACTCGTTTTTTATCAACCCCTTTTTCTTTTAGAGCCGTTGCAAGTTTTACTCTAGCTTGCTTTGTAGGGATAAATTTTGCTCCCTTTAGCCACTCACAAATCATCACACAAAAACAAAGACGCAAAGCCTCATCATCAAGCGTTGCCACCTTTCTAATTAGCTCCACATCAATACGCTCAAAAATATACTCGATTTGTTTTCTCAAATCTACCCAATTTTGACACTCTTTCACCAAATATCTCCGTCATCGTAGTTGATCGTGTTCATTTTTGCTGGCAATGGATCAAAAAAGGTAAGAGCAAGCGCGTCTGCAAGGTCAGGGCTAAAGCCAAATTCTTTTTTGATATTTTCTTTTGGCAAGAGTAAGTAACGCTCTTTTTTGTCATAATAGAAACTAATAGTGCTAAGCTGTTTTTTGAGTTTGTCGTTTGGCACGATACTAAGTAGCCTAAATTTCTCTTTGAGTGTGAAATAAGCCTCTGCTCTCTTGTTGGCATAAAGCTTTTCGTTTGTGGCTTTGTATGAAAATTTTGCCTCTCTGACTATACCGCGCAAGCCAAAATCCACTAGAGTATCAAACACACCAGCACCAACGCCCACGCTATCAATAAAAATAGCGTCTGGCTTATTTTCACTTCTCTCATATATGCCAAAAATCTCCCTTGCTAAAGCTGTCACGCTATCAAGCCTAAATGTATAAAAGTTTGTGACGCCATATCCTTGCCTAATACAAAGCACGCTTTCATCATCTCCCTCACGTGCCACGTCTAGTCCCCAAACAATGCTAGCTTTTTCGTTTGACATCTGCGTACTAAAGGCATTTTCAATTAGGGCAAGATTAAATAGCACATTTGAGGTAGTGTCTAAAAACTCGCCGTATATCTCTTGTCGCACTACATCGCTATCTATACCGCCAAGCTCTGCCACCATTTCGTCTATTTGTTCTTTTTTAAGTAGTGGATTATTAAAGCTTGATATTTGATAATTTTTCCAGTCTTTATCTCCGCTCATCCCACGTTTGGCAAGGTCATAAAAGCGGTTTTTGCCTTTTGGCACGCCGCCTATAAATGCTCTTGATTTTGGATTGTCGAGTAGCATCGCTCTTATGGCATTGTCCCAAAGATAGGCGTCCTTTAGGATTATGCCAGCTTCGTTTAGGATCACTATATCGTAGCCAAAGCCCTCAATGTTTTCTGGGCGTTCTGCACTTCTCATATCAAGATAGCCCTCGCCGATGCTTAGCTTTTTGTCTTGAGCGTGAAATCTATATAGCTCTTTTGGCAAGGCTTTTAATTCAGGCAAAAAATAGCGTTCATAATATCTT